CTGTCGTTATCTGCCATAGCCGGCCCTTTCCATCACACCTAGTGCACTGTTCCTTAGTTACTTTGTATTCTCCCTTGTGGTGGTTTGTAATCTCTTGGTAGTAGAAAAAACCCTCACCCTTGCAGTGCTTACAAAGTACAATTTCTTTACAAACGTTCACTTACTGAGCCTCCGACCTAGCATAAAGAGACCTACTGCGGGAATAGCAATCGGCCAAAGAAGAATAAGACCCGCGGATACTGCGACATAGTTGAAAATCTTCTCTCCGTCGAGAATAGGCTCACCCTTCTTTACATTTTTGTAGCGCACTTCGTAATCAGTGGCAGGCTTGTAGAAGAGTTCGTGCTGCTTCATACCCGCATAGACAATTCGAGCCGCTAGCATTACTAGAAATCCTAGGGTATAAATCATAGAAAGCTCCGTAGAAGCTTTCGCATTTCACGCTCGTGCTTAAAAATGAGGTCGTCGACCTGTTTCTTCTGCTCTGGCGTTAAAGTTTGCTCAATCTGTACGGTTACAATCTCATGCCGATTAAGTGCTGGAATCCATTCTCCATCTTCGGCAATCTGACCGTGCACAATGTACTTTTCGTGATTAATGCAGGCGATGTCTAGCCATTCATTTTCCAATGATATTCTCCTTGATATGATTCCAGAACTGCTTAGCGTCTTCTGATATATTTTTTGATAGCCCAGTTACTTCACCCGTCTTGCAGTCGATTTTAACGTTGCCGAAGTTTATGTAGCTGGGAGGAATGAAACCGCTGCCGGTTATCGTATTAGCATCGCATGAGTGTAGTGTTTTGTGCATGAATCTGATCCAATTTAGGGTTAGGCATACTGGGATCGATCTCGTGAATGAATACTAGCTGAAGGTGCCGCATAATAATCTTTACTTGAGCATCATTTAATTCTTTAGGTCTACCTATTTCGATAAACCCTTGTAGCCAGAAACAAAAATCACGACTGGTCATTTCGTGGAAGCTCCTCAATATGAACGATCTTTAGTCCGCTGTGCAGGTAGAAGTCACGCTTCTCTCCCGCGGGTACGATTTCGTCTGTGATACGGCGAGTATCGTTGGCTTCGCCGCGTAGAAAGCCTACTAGAATAGGCCAGCCAGCGTGGGCATCAATAGTTACTTTAGTTGTCATAAAACATCCTTTGGTCAATTTCTTCGATGGCTCGCTTTGCTGCCTCGAAGTCGCGGTTATATAGACTATAGTTAGCTTTGGCTAGAAGATGCCTAAACTCGCCAAAGATAAGCTCTTGAAGGGCTCTCTTAATGGCTCTCATTGCTTCTTCTTTTTGATTGGGAACGGAGTCTTCGATCTGAATCTTATGACCTAGCTTAACGCCTACAAAGTACTCAGTGAGAAATGCCTGATCGAGAGGCTGATTCATTTCTACTGTAGTAGAGATAAGAGGACAGGGGACTTGCTTAGCGTATCGAGTGCCAGTCATGCTGGCGTCAATCTTTGTAATAATTTCTGACATATTAATATGTTACCGGCATCATTGGACAATGGCTTTGTGAGCATACATATCCCATAAAGCCTTCGAAGCTAATATTACACTTGGTACAGACTGGCCACTTTTGCTTTTCTGGAAACGTCTTGGGCCATATCTTATTCATATCGACTAGTCCGTCTCGATACCCGTCTCGGTATCCTCTTTCGTAATCTGTTCTTTTATCGGTATCTGTTTCCATAGCTTTCTTGGGTTCCCACAAATAAGGCACTTAGGATTACCACAATCAAGTGCGTGTTTCTTTTTAAATTTACCTGGAACTAGCTTGAGTCCAAAACGCTTGGCAAGTTTTAGTTGCCTCTTAATGAATCGCTTGGTTTTGGCTCGTCTTTCTGCTCTTTTCATAATGCTTATATTACTCGATTATGCACGAGAAGTCAAGTAATATTTTAACAACGTTCATTTAGTTTAGACCATGGCGAGGGGCAAATATAACTTGACCCTAAGTCCCCTTGCTGGTATAATTCGTATTATGACTCAGATTGCACTTACCCCAGAATGCCTTGACATTGCAAACGCTTATCTAGTATACGGCAGCGCCAAGGAGACTGCCGAACAGCTTCAGATACCAGAGCATCAAGTTGTTCAGCTACTGGAGCGTAAAGACGTAAAAGATTATATAACAGGTGTGTATCTTGATAGGGGATTTAGAAACCGTAACAAGATTGGCCAAGTCCTTGATAGAATGATTGAGTCCAAGTTAGAGGAAGCAGAAGAAAGCGGAATCTATACTAGCAAAGATTTGTTCGAACTTCTCCAGTTCGCGCATAAAATGCGTATGGACGAAATAAAAGCGGAAGCAAATAATACAGGTCCCACAGTTAATATTGCTAACTTTGGCCAAGGAAACTACGGACAGTTGATGGAGAGACTCCTTAGCAATGATAAAGGAACTAAGTGAAGCTTTCAGGCGCTTAGTAAATTCCCTATCTGTTAGACCAGTCGCTACTCTAACTGCGGTATTCATTATAGCCATGAGCTATGTGGCGTACAAGAGTTATAATACTCTTGAGACGCTCGTAATCACGCCTAGTGAAGAAGCCGCACGTTTTCAAAATCAGTTAGAGAGTTCAAAGCTAGTAAATCAGAGTATAGAATATCTTAGAGAAGATTTAAAAGCACATAGTGTGATAATAAAGCAGTTTCATAACGGTAGACACGATTTAACGGGTATACCTTTTACAGAGGCTACCTCGACTTATTACACAGAAAGTTATGAGACTGCAGATAGCAACGAGCCAATCTCGTCTATGAATAATAGCTTGCAAAAAATGTGGGGAGATATACAAAACCCTAAATGCACAGTACTTAATTCAGCAGTGGATGCGTCTAGCAGAAGATATTTTAAGACTTATGGTCTAACAAAAGTGGTGGAATGCCCCCTTACAAATTTACTGAACTATCCGATAGGAGTTATACTAGTCGGATTCTCAGAGAGCAACACTAGTGATGCAGAGGCAGTCAGCAAGACTTCCGCGGTCGCTAAGCGTGTTACAGGATACTTAGATAATGGTTACTGAATATATTAAAAGAGGTTATAGAAAAGGTTTCGACGAAAAGGGAAATATCGTGTATAAAGTCCCAGCCAACGAAGAAGCTCCTCAAATCGAAGAGACACCAGCAGATCTATTTGATCTAGGCGACGAATAATGAGCTGGCTAAATCTAGAGACTAATGAAAGAAAGAACATTGCTCTCTGGATGATGTTCGGTGGAGCGATAGTATTTACAGCATATGCAGTAGCCGGATTATTCTTATTAGCTCCACATGCTAAGTATGTGTTCTGGCTAGCAATAGCCGCACATGTGCAGATATTTAGTATAATGTGTGGATATATTGCACAGCTAGTAAAAAGAAGAATTACAGCAGGGAAGGATGGAATTTCTATTGCTGACGAAGGAGTAGAAGGTAATGTTTCAATTAAGCCAGAAATCCCTGAACAAGTTACAGGGAGTTAATCCTAAGCTTGTTCAAGTAGTTAAAAGAGCTATACAGCTTAGCACAGTAGACTTCGGAGTTTCAGAAGGACTACGCACAATAGAGACCCAGAGAAAATATGTTGCTGCCGGAAAGTCTCAGACTATGGCAAGCAAGCATCTAGAAGGTAAGGCAGTAGATCTTATTGCTTATGTAGATGGAAATATTTCATGGGAACTAAACTTATATGACAATATAGCTGATGCAATGGCAAAGGCCGCGAAAGAGTTAAATGTGCCTCTTCGTTGGGGCGCAGCCTGGAACGTTCCAGATATTTCTAAATGGAACGGCACAATGGAAAGCGCTATGAATCACTATGTTGACACAAGAAGAAAAGAGGGAAAGAGGCCATTTATTGATGGGCCTCATTTTGAGCTAGTATGATAGTAAGTAGAGCAGATATACCAACAGATGTAATTGTACAATATCCTAGCGCGTTTATGCGCGTACCTATTGCTAACTATTTGAATGAGCTAGAGGTTGATCCTCTACCTTCTCAGATAGCTGTCATAAATGGTATAAATAATCCAAAATATCGTTTTGGATGTGCTGCTCTATCTCGTCGTCAAGGCAAAACCTATATCGCAAACGTTGTGGGCCAGGTAGTTTCATTAGTACCTGGCTCCAATGTTCTGATTATGGCTCCTAACTATAATCTATCTAGTATTTCTTTCGACCTACAAAGAGGCTTAATTAAGCGTTTCGGGTTAGAAGTCGCTAAAGACAATGCTAAAGATAGGGTTATTGAGCTATCCAACGGCTCAACTATCAGAATTGGTTCTGTGAACCAGGTAGATAGCTGCGTAGGGCGTTCATATGACTTAATTATTTTTGACGAGGCTGCCTTAACCGACGGAATGGAAGCCTTCAATGTCTCACTACGACCTACTCTAGACAAGCCTAACTCTAAAGCATTATTTATATCTACGCCGCGCGGTAAAAATAACTGGTTCTCAAAGCTTTTTGACAGAGGATTTAGCGACGACCATCCTCAGTGGTTCTCAGTAAAAGCCACGTGGAAAGATAATCCTAGAATGAGCGAAGACGACGTACGAGAAGCTCGTAAGTCTATGTCAGACGCAGAGTTTAGGCAGGAATACGAGGCCGACTTCTCAACCTTCGAAGGTAAGATTTGGGATCTAAAAGATACTTGTGTACACGATTTCGAATTAAACCTAAAGAAGTGTGATATTTTCGCAGGTCTTGACCTAGGTTTCCGCGATCCCACAGCATTTGTAGTCGTAGCCTATAACTGGGAAGACGAAAAATTCTATATTCTAGACGAATATCTAGACAGCGAGGAAGTAACGTCTGGACACGCCAAAAATATTAAGGCACTAATGGATAAGTGGAATATAGACTATATCTATATTGACTCCGCAAACCAGCAGCAGCGATACGACTTTGCACAAGAATACGATATTCCAACTATGAACGCTAAAAAATCCGTCCTCGATGGTATAGGATACATAGCTTCATTAACAGATAATGATAATATCATAGTTGATCCTAATCTAAAGCACGTTCTGTATGCTTTTGACCAGTATCAATGGGACCCTAATCAGAACCTACAGAAAGAAAAGCCCCTACATAATGACGCAAGCCACATGGCCGACGCCCTTAGGTATGCGCTTTATAGCTATAAGACTAGCATAGGAGGTTTCTAATGTATACGATTTTTCAAGGAGAGTCTCTCCTTATACCTGCGGTAGTAACAGGAACAAAAAGTTTAATTACTAATCTTACCGCTGTAATAAAGTCCTCTGCTAGAGGCGAAATTCCACTAGAGTCGGCTCCTGTAAAGGGTACTTTTACAGTAGAAGACTACAGTAGTCCCGAAGTCACTAATGGATACCTGTTTAGACTTACGGATACTAGTGCTCTTGCTCCTGGAATTTATTTCGTTAACTACGAGTATAACGTAGATGGAATGACTTTTAAAGGCGTACCTAAGAAAGTCACTATTAAGGAAAGTGTAGTATGATTCAACTGCTGGAACAACTAGAACCAGCAGTTACACTTTCTTGGGCCGTGTATAAGCCATTAGCCGAAATAGGCTGGTTACACGGAGAAAATAAAGAGCCAATATCTCCGGATCAGATAGCTCCCTCAAGAGGGCCTGCTTCGGTAATACCTACGGCAATTTTCTCACTAGAGACGTATCCGTGGGAAGCAGTGGAGTGGTAAAATGACAACTATAGCAGGAATTAAGTTCTATAAAGTTTTACTTCTACCCGCAGTGCTTGAGGCGAATGCTCTTTATTTCGTACAAAACGGTGGGTATGCTGAAACGTATTTAACAGATGACGAGGGAAATCCTAAAAAAGTAGGAAATACCCAGATGATCGAAGAGTTGACGCAAAATATAAATGCTGGTTTCTTTACTTAACAAGTAATTTACGTACCAGTTGTAATTTGCACCTTGACTTTTGATCCCTAAGATAATATAATTGCAAAAGAAATAAGGAGTAAAAATGTCCGACACAACTCTACTAAGAGACCCTATAAAGTATGTTAGGGATAGAGCGAAGTCCAGGTACAAAAAAGGCTCTGAATGCGAGATTTGTGGCGCAACGGAATCCCTAGACTTTCACCATTATTATACAATGACTCCTTTGTTTAATAAGTGGTGTAAGGCAAAAGGTTATACAGTCAAAGTAGTAGACGATATCTTGAAAATTCGAGACGAGTTTATACAGGAAGAAGAAGATAAGATCTACAACCAAACTGTAACGCTATGTCACGATCACCATTTAAAGCTTCACAGTGTCTATGGAAAAGACCCTTCACTAGTTACTGCTGAAAAGCAGAAAAACTGGGTTAGGATTCAGAGGGAAAAGTATGAAGCTAGGAAGTTGGCTAGTTGAAAAATTAAATCCGGCTCAGCGATGGATAGCTTCAGAAGAATCTGAAAGCCCTGCAAGAGAGCCAGATCGTACCTATATTTACTACTTCGAAAATATCGAGATTGTAAATAGGGCCGTAAATATGATCGTAGATGATGCCGCAGAAATAAATTACTCTATAGGCACAGAGAAGGTAGGATTTCCAGCACGACCTGGAATTAAGAGAAAGACAGTAGAAACGCTGTTAAATTATCAGCCTAATCCTTTCCAAGACATTCACTCGTTTAGACGAAACCTTATAATGGACTTCATGCTAGACGGTAATATGTTTATCTACTTTGATGGAGCACACCTCTATCACCTACCTGCTAGCAAGATGATAATTCATGCTAGCCCTACTACTTTTATAGAAAAGTATGAGTTTGATGGTAGCATAGATTACGATCCGAACGAAATAATTCATGTAAGAGATAATAGTTCGCAGTCAATATACAGAGGCATCTCAAGACTAAGACCTGCTGTAAGAACTATGAGACTAATGAAGTCTATGAGAGACTTTCAGGATAACTTCTTTAATAATGGAGCGGTTCCTGGTCTAGTAATTAAAACTCCAGATACTCTAAGTCAGCGTATTAAAGATCGTATGAAAGAGGAATGGAGACAGACATATAGACCTCAGTCAGGCGGAAGAAACCCGATGATTCTAGACGGTGGTATGGAGATAGACTCTATCTCGAATGTCAACTTTAAAGAATTAGACTTTGGTCCATCAATTGACGCAAACGAAAAGATAATCCTAAAAGCACTAGGTGTTCCGCCAATCTTAGTTGATAGCGGTAATAATGCTAACATTAGACCAAACCACAGAATTTACTACTTGGAAACAATCATTCCTATTATTAAGAAGTTGAATTCTGCTTATCAAATGTTTTTTGGGTTCGAGATATGGGAAGATGTAGCAGGCATTCCTGCTCTTCAGCCAGAACTACGAGACGAAGCAGCATACTACTCAACCCTAGTAAATGGTGGTATTTTAACCCCAGATGAAGCTAGAGAAGGAATGGGTAGAGATCCTCTCCCTGATGGCTCAGGTTCTAAGATTAGAGTCCCTGCTAATATAGCAGGAAGTGCGGCTAATCCAAGTGAGGGCGGAAGACCCGCCAGTAATACGGAGTAACATGACAAAAACAAAATTAGTCGAGGATCTGAAAGAGTACTTCGCTTCTAAGGGTAAGTTTTTAACTTATGCCGAATATGTAGAGGCAGAAGATGCTCCTTACAGGCCCCAAATCGTAAAGCGCATGGTAGGCTCATGGGCCAGACTAAGAAGCATGGTAGGGATGGTTGAGCCTGAAGTAGTATCAAGTACACAGGCTTTAGAAGACACCCAAGTACAGCAAACCAAAGAGGAAGCTCCTGTAGAAGACATTAAGTCGGAAAAGCCAGTAGAAGCTCCTACTAAATCTGTAGAAAAGAAGAAGTAATATGGCAAGAGTTGGTGGAGAAGAGATAGATCTGACTCCTACTGATGGTATGGCCAAAGAAGCTCAAAAAGGATTAGATTGGAGAAAAGATGGTCACGATGGTGGTACATCAGTAGGACTTGCTAGAGCTAGACAACTAGTTAACAAGCAAGAACTATCTCCTAGTACGGTCCGCAGGATGCACAGCTTTTTCAGCAGACATGAAGTAGATAAGCAGGGAGAAGGCTTTAGTCCGGGAGAACCTGGATTTCCTTCTAACGGAAGAGTAGCTTGGGCTTTATGGGGTGGAGACGCTGGTCAAACTTGGGCAAGAGCTAAAAGCGAGACTCTTGACCGCTTAGAGAATAAGAACATTGATTATACAGTAGAGTTCCTAGATGATCTACTAGATGATGATGAAGACGATTCTGATGGTGAAGATATCAATAAGCCTAGGTATACGGGAAAATCTATGCAAAAGATTTTTAAACTAGATTCTTCTATTAAAGCTATAGAGGAAGATGATGTAGAGCTAAAGATCGCCGGCTATGCTAGCACAGACGCTCTTGATAGATCGTCAGATAAAATTCTGGCTACTGCTTGGACAAAGGGCGGACTAAGAAATTTTCAGAATAACCCAATTCTGTTATTCAACCACGACTACAACAAGCCTATTGGGAAGGTAGTCGAAGTAAATACAGATGCAAGAGGACTTAAGATTAAAGGCGTTATTAGCAAGAGTGCTGGAGACGTTTATAATCTTGTTAAAGAAGGTGTCTTATCAACTTTCTCAGTCGGCTTTTTAATTAAAGACGCAGATTACGATAAAGCAGCCGATGGTCTGATAGTAAAAGACGCTGAACTTTTAGAGGTATCAGTAGTTTCTGTACCTTGCAACCAGGACGCTACAT